TTTTTTATTTGACAAAAACAAAAATATATGTTATAATTAATTGATAAAATATCTATGAAAGGAGAGTAATGGCAAAATTAGCACCTGTTAAATGCCCTTATTGCGGCCAGTCCTTTCAGAGAGAAGATACAGAATTTATTCAGGTCGGCCGCAGATATGCTCATAAAGAATGTGCAGATACCGCAAATCAAATTCATACATACATGAAACATATTCTTGGAGTGAGTTATTCTTATACAAAAATTGAAACACAAATTAAAAAATTTGTTACACAAGAAGGGTTAAATATTAAATCTATTTATAAAACTTTAATATATTGGTATGATATAAAAAAATCATCTACAGATCAAGCAAATGGTGGGATAGGAATTGTACCATATGTGTATAATGATTATCTAACTTATGCAAAAAATCAGTATGAAAATTCTCAAATAAATAAGGGAAAAAATATAAATGAATTTATAGGTGTAATACCAACAGAAATTATTGGAAAAGCGACTCCAATTAAAAAACCGCGTCATATTAAATTTTATGAACTGAGTTAGGAGGTTTAAATATTTTGAGTGAACTTAAATATATAGATACTCCAGCAACGGTTCAAGTGTTAGGTTGTATTATTAATAATCTTGATATTTTAAATGATTCAAGATATCAATTGTCTAATGAAGATTTCCCAAAAGGTTTTCATAGAACATTGTTTTCAGCTTTATCTAATCTTGCGGCTTTAGGTACGGAATATATTACGCCGCAAACTATTGAAGATTATTTAAATGATAAACCGCAAAGTTATGCTGAATATAAAGCTGGTGACGGTCCAAGATTTGTTAAATCTTGTACAACAAATGCAGATTTTCAAAATTTTGATTATTATTATAACAGAATTAAAAAGTTAACATTACTTCAAGCTTACTATGATATAGGTTTGGATGTATCAAGCTTATATAATCCAGATGAATTAGACATTTCCAAGAGAGAACAACAAAATAGATATTTTGATAGTTTAAGTTTAACAGATATTGCAGATAAAATTGATACTTTAATGTTAAAAGTTCGATCAGAGTATGTTGATCATACTTCTGATGAAAGTATTTCTGCGGCCGCAGGTATCGATGAATTATTTGCTTCTCTTGGAGAAACACCCGATGTAGGACAACCTATGTACGGCAATATGATAAATACAATTACTCGTGGAATGAGACTCGGGAAATTTTATTTGCGGTCAGCTGCAACTGGAGTGGGAAAAACGAGATCAATGGTTGCAGATTTTTGTAACTGTGGATGTGCGAAAATTTGAAAAGATGGTCAATGGATTGATAATGGATTAGCTTTTCCATCTTTTTTTCTTAGTACGGAGCTTGAGCTTGACGAATTACAGACAATGATGGTTGCTTTTTTAGCAGATGTTAATGAAGAGAATATATTAAATAATACTCTTAGTTTTGAAGAAAGAGAAAGAATTAAAGTTGCTATTGAAATTATTAAAGAATCTCCTTTGTATATTGAAGTAATTCCAGATTTTAGTTTAAAAGATATTGAAAATGCAATTAAAAGAAGTATTAGGTTATATGCTACTCAATACTTTTTTATTGATTATATTCATACTTCAATGAAAATTTTGGAAGAAATTACAAAGCGTTCTGGTGGAGTAAAATTAAGAGAAGATAATATTCTTTTCTTACTTAGCGTAAAATTAAAAGAAATTGCAACTGAATATAATGTATTTATTTTAAGTAGTACACAATTAAATCAAGACTGGAAATCCGCAGATATTCCTGATCAAAATTTACTTCGAGGAGCAAAAAGTATTGCAGATAAAGTTGATACAGGAATGTTGCTATTAGATGTTACAGAAGAAGATAAAGAAAAACTTCAAAATGTTATAGGTAGTGCCGGTGTAAGTATGCCAAATGTAAAAATGTCTATCTATAAAAATCGTAGAGGGTCATATAATAAATGTTATCTTTGGATGTATGCAAATAAAGCAACTTGTAGATTTGATGGAATGTTCTGTACAGATTATAATTATGAATTAATTCCAATTACAGATACAAAAATTTATATGAGAGTATAAGGAGGTGCCGCATTGAGTTGTGGAATATATAAAATTGTTAATGATATTAATGGACATATTTATATAGGAAAATCAAAAAATATAGAAAATAGATGAAGTTCTCATAAAAGTTCTAGTAAAGAAACTTCTGATAGGTCAGATAAAAATACTCCTATTCATGCGGCAATAAGAAAATATGGGGTTGAAAATTTTCATTATGAAATTATTGAATTATGTCCAGAAAATGAATTAAATGAAAAAGAACAATATTGAATTAATTATTATGATTCTTATAATAGACGTGATTATTATAATTTAACCCCAGGTGGAGATGGAAATAGAGATATAGTTGGAGAAAAAAATCCTAATGCAAAATTAACCTTAGATCAGGTAGAGAAAATAAAAAAATTATTAAAACAAGGTAAAACTTGCAAAGAAATTTATAAACTTTATAAAGATTTTGTTTCCGAATCTACAATTCAATTTATTAATGAAGGCCGTAGTTGAAAAGACCCAAATGAAAAATATCCTTTAAAACCTAAAAAATTTTCTGATGAACAAATTATAGATATTAGGCAGAAATTTCAAAAAGGACAAACATTAAAATCTCTAGCAGAAGAATACTCTTCTACTATACGTGTTATCCATTGTATAGTTCAAGGTAAAACATATAAAAATCTGCCTCTATTTTTAAGGAATTAATTATGGGATCATATGACAAAGAGTTAGTTAAAGAACAAATTGAATTAGACGATGTATATAATTTGTTAGATTTTTTTAATGCGGAACCTCAAATGTTTAATACATATATTATTGCAAAAACTATCTGTCATGGCGGCGATAGCCATAAATTATATTATTATGAAAATACTCAATTATTTAAATGCTATAGTGATAGCTGTGGTACTTTTGATATTTTTGAATTAGTTCAAAAAGTAGAAAATATTAAAGATTTAAATGCTGCGGTTTTTTATATTGTAAATTTTTTTAATCTTCAATCTAAAATTGACGAAGTAGATGAAGATTTTGATTTAGAAACTTCTAAATATATTGCTCAAGTAACTAAATTAGCTCAATTAGATGGATATAAAAAAGATAAAATTATTTTGCCAGAGTTGCCGCAATTAATTGAACATTATCCGCAGCCTGAAATTTTTAATTGAACTAAAGAGGGCATTTCTCCTGAAGTTTGTAGATATATGGAGATTAGATATGATCCTGTTAATGGAAATATTCTAATTCCACATTATGATGAAGATAACAGATTAATAGGTATTAGACAAAGAACTCTTGTCCAAGAACAAGAGATATATGGTAAATATAGGCCCGCAAGGATTCAAGAACAACTTTGTAATCATCCTTTGGCTTTTAATTTATATGGTTTTAATCAAGCAAAACCACAAATTAAACAAGCAGGAATAGCTATTGTCGTTGAAGGCGAAAAATCTGTTTTACAATATATGTCTTATTTTGGAACAAAATCTAACATTTGTGTTGCAGTTTGTGGTAGTTCAATATCTCAATATCAATTTCAACTTCTTTTGGATGCGGGTGTTAAAGAAATTGCTTTAGGTTTCGATAAAGATTTTCAAGATATGCACGGAAAAGAATATGAAGATGTTGTAAGAAAAATTGACAATATTTATAATAAATATAAAAATAGAATTACAATTAGTGTTTTATTTGATAAGTGAAATTTATTAGGATATAAAAATTCACCATTAGATTGCGGAAAGGAGGCTTTCTTATATCTATGGAGGAACAGAGTTATGTGTTAAATTATAGAAAAAAACATCCTAGATGTAGGTATTGTAAATTTAAAAAAATAATTGTACCAGATTATTTTGGAGGACAATATAGTTATCATAAATGTATATTAAAAGATAAGGTTTTAATAGAATATTTAATATGTGATTTTTTAAGTAATATACAAGGATGTTTTTGTAGATGATTTAAACCAAAGGAGGATAGTATTGATATATAAAATATTTAATGAGCCTTCTCAAACGGTTATGCGTCAAATATTGTTTAATCGTGGGATAAAAGATAAGGAAGAACAAGATCGTTGAATGACTGCATCTTGAAAAGATATTAATTCTCCCTGAGAATTTGGAAAAGAAAAAGTAAAACATGCAATCAAATTAATCAATGAATATATCTGAGATAATAAAGAAATTTGAGTATTAGTAGATTGTGACGCAGACGGTTTTACATCTGCTGCGATTATTATTAATTATATAGATAAGGTTTATGAAGATACAGAAATAAAAATTAAAGATAAAATTCATTATATTCTTCATACAGGAAAACAACACGGACTAGAAGATTCTTTTGACCAATTTCCTGATAATTCTTTAATTATCTTACCAGATAGCTCTACAAATGATATTGAACAAATGCAAAATTTATTAGATAGAGGATGTTCTATTGTTTGTATGGATCACCACGAAGCAGATAATTATTTAGAAGATAATGATAATTTAGTAATTATTAATAATCAAATTTGTAATTATCCTAATAAAGATATGTCTGCGGCAGGTGTAGTGTGGCAAGTGTGTCGAGCATGAGATAAAATTTTTAATTTAGATTATGCAAATAATTTTATAGACTTAGCAGCTCTTGGTAATTTATCTGATATGATGTCTTATAAAAGTATTGAAACAAAAGCTATTATTGATCTTGGATTACGGAATATTAAAAATCCGTTTTTTTATTATATGTGTGAAAAAAATAAATTTAGTATTGATAAAATGGGCGGAATAAATTACATGTCTATTGCTTTTTATGTTACTCCTTTTATTAATGCAATTGTTCGATCTGGCACAATGGAAGAAAAAGATTTAGTATTTAAATCTTTTTTACATTTTTATGCTTTTGAAAAGATTGAGAGTGGTAAACGTGGACATAAAGGAGAGCTTGTACCAAGAGTGGAAGAAGCAGTTAGAATTGCAGCCAATGTCAAAGCTCGACAAACAAAACTTCAAGATGCTGCAATGGATCTGCTCGAACAGCGAATTCAGTCTGAACAATTGACAGAAAATGGTATTATTATTTGTTGCTGCGAACCCGGAGAAGTGGAAAAAAGCTTGGCTGGACTTGTCGCCAACAAAATTCAAGCGAAATATCAACACCCCTGTCTTGTCCTCACAAGATCAAAGGGGAAAGACGATAAAGAGTATTATTACAGAGGAAGTGCCAGAAATTATTCTATGTCAGAAATAGAGGATATGCGGCAGCTCTGTGAAAACACTGGTGACGTAGAATATGCACAGGGCCATAGTTCAGCTTTCGGAATCTCCATACCTGAATCTAAGCTAGATGATTTTATCAAAAAGACAAACTCAATTTATAGTGAAGCTGCTCAGGAACCTGTATATTGGGTTGACTTTGAATGGTTCAATAAAGATATTGATCCTCAAACGATCATTTCAATAGCAGATGCTAAAGATTATTGAGGTCAAGAGGTTCAAGAACCTTATATTGCGATACGTGAAATTCCTTTAAATTGAATTCAATTACTTTCTCCAGATAAGCATCCTACATTAAAGATTCATCTTGAAAATGGTGTTGATATTATGAAATTCAAATCTTCTCAAGAAGAATATGAGCAATTTATTGCGCCTAATACATATTTAACAGCAGTTTGTCGTTGTGCTAAAAATGAATGAAATGGAAAAATAACCGCTCAACTTATTATTGAAGATTATTATCTCGAAGAGAAGTGAGTGTTTTAGTAGTTGACAAAAACAAGATAATATGGTATAATTAATTTAGAAAATTAAGGAGAAAGAGGTTATATGGCGCGTTTTGAAATGCATTCACACAGTGATATGTCAAATATTCGTCTTATTGATTCTATTAATACAATTGATTCTCTTGTTGATTATGCCATAGAAATTGGTCTTGAAGGTATTTGTCTTACAGATCACGAAGCATTAGGTAATTGGGTTAAGCTTGATCAAAAAAGACAAAAAATTCAAGAGAAAAATCCAGATTTTAAAATCGGATATGGTAATGAGATTTATCTTGTTGATGAACGTGAAACAAATCAACGATATTGGCACTTTATTCTTATCGCAAAAGATCCAATAGGTGCTAAAATGTTGCGGAAACTATCATCAAATTCTTGGATGAATAGTTATTTTGATCGTGGTATGGAAAGAGTACCAACTCTTAAAGCAGAAGTGATGGCATGTGTAGATGAATTTGGTAAAGGTCATCTTATTGCGTCTTCCGCATGTCTTGGTTCAGAGCTTGATTATTGCATTCTTGAAATGGATAAAGCTGAAAAAGTTGGTAATATTGAAGGTAAAGCAGAATATTATTATAGGATTGTAGATTTTGTAAATTGGTGTAAGTCTATTTTTGGTGAAGATTATTATTTTGAGATTCAGCCAGCTCAAAGTAAAGAACAAATGATTGTTAATCGTCGAATGAAAGCTTTAAGTGATTATTTTAGAGTTAAGATTGTAGTAACAACTGACGCTCATTATTTAAAAAAGAGTGATCGAGAAGTTCATAAGGCATTTCTTAACTCAAAACAAGGTGATCGAGAAGTAGATGAATTTTATGCATATGCGTATCTTCAAACGACAGAAGAAGTAATTCAGAATCTTGCGGGGACTGGTCTTGATTATGCGGAACTTGAAGCAAATACTTTGGAAGTAAAAAATAAAATTCAAGATTTTGGTTTTGCACATAAACAACAAGTCCCGCAAGTTCCAGTTAAAAATTATCCAAAAGTAATGTCAAAAATGGGTTATAAAACTCTTGATTATCTTTATTCAAGTGATAATCCACAAGAGAGATATTGGGTAAATTATTGTTGTGATAAACTTAAAGAACTTAATTTGTTTAATGATGTTTATCTTGCGCGACTTGAAGAAGAAGCTGATATTCAAAAAGTAATTGGAGATAAACTTGAAACTTGTATGTTTGCATATCCGATTTTTCTCCAGCATTATATTGATTCATTTTGGGAAATTGGTTCAACAGTAGGCGCAGGACGAGGTTCCGCATGTTCTGGATTGAATCATTATCTTTTAGGTATTACTCAGCTTGATCCAATTAAATATAATCTACCCTATTGGAGATATAGTAATAAAGAGCGTATTGAGTTGGGCGATATTGATATTGATATTTGTCCATCCAAGAGAGAAGAGATTTTTAAATCAATTCGTGAAGAAGTTGGTCAACTTGGATGTGTTCAAGTTTGTACATACGGTACAGAAACAACACGCTCAGCAATTTCAACGGCCTGTCGAGGTTATCGTTCAAAAGATTTTCCAGATGGAATTGATAATGATGTAGCTCAATATATGACAAGTCTTGCGCCAAGTGAACGTGGATTTGTTTGGCCGGTTCATGATTTGGTTTACGGTAATGAAGAAAAAGATCGTAAGCCAGTAAAGAATTTTTTGGCAGAAGTTAAGAAATATCCAGGACTTCTTGAGATTATTGAGAAGATTGAAGGATTGATTAACCATCGCGGTATTCACGCAAGTGGTGTAAACTTTTATATGAATGATCCATTTGATAGCGCATGTTTTATGAAAGCAACAAGTGGAGCAATTGTAACTCAATTTTCGCTTCATGATGCCGAGTATTGCGGAGATGTTAAGTTTGACTTTCTTGTAACAGAGATTCAGGATGTAATTGTTCAATGCCTTAATATGTTAAGTGAATATAATGAGGTTGATCAAAATTTAAGTTTGCGACAATTATATGACAAATATCTTCATCCAGATGTTCTTCCAATAGATGACGATAAAATGTGGGATACTCTTGCAGAAGGTAAAGTATTAAAACTTTTTCAGTTTGATAGTCAAGTTGGAAGTCAAACTGTAAAATTATTGCGGCCGAGGTCACCACGTGAAATGGCAAACTGTAATTCTGTAATGCGTCTTATGGCCGCAGAAAAAGGTGGAGAGACACCAACTGAAAGATATAAGAGAATGAAAGATAATATATCTCAATGGTATGATGAAATGCGACGATGGAGAATTTCGCCCGCAGATCAAAAAATTCTTGAGAAATATTATCTTGAAACTTATGCAACTCCAGCACAACAAGAAGATATGATGATGATTCTTATGGATGAAAATATCTGTAATTTTAGTCTTAAAGAAGCAAATGATGCTCGTAAGATTTGTGCAAAAAAACAGATGAATCGTATTGAAGAGTTACATGAGTTAGTTCTTTCAAAAGCAACTTCAAAACAACTCGGTGAGTATGTTTGGGAAACTGCGATTAAACCGCAGATGGGTTATTCATTCTCACTTATTCATAGTTTGGCGTATAGTTTTGTAGGATTACAAACGATTTATCTTGCGACTTATTTTGATCCTGTCTATTGGAATACAGCATGTCTTAGGGTTGATGCAGGACTTGACGAAGATGCAAGTAGTAATTATGGTAAAATTGCAAAAGCAGTAGGTAATATTATTCATCGTGGTATTCCAATGTCATTAATTGATATTAATAAATCTGGTTATATGTTTGAACCAGATGTAGAAACTGGTAGTATTATTTATGGACTTAAAGGATTAAATGGCGTTAGTGGAGAAATTATTCAAGAAATTATTGAAAATCGTCCATATGAGGGATTAGAAGATTTTCAAGAAAAGGTCAAAGTAAAAAAACCTGTTTTAATTTCTCTTATTAAAAGTGGAGCATTTGATAAATTTGGTAACAGAGAAGACATTATGCGAGATTATATATGGTCAATCTGTGAACCAAAAAAGAGAATTACGTTACAAAATTTTAATGGATTAATGGAACGAAATCTTATTCCTGAAGAATTAAATTTTGAAAAAAGATTATTTATATTTAATAAAGCTCTTAGAAAATATTGTAAACTAGACGATGTTTATACCTTAGTTGATAATTATTATGAATTTTATGAAGAATTTTTTGATGTAGATTTAGTTGAAGTATATGATGGATACTTATCTATTAATCAAGAAATTTGGAAAAAACTTTATACAAAAGGTATGGATAAAGCAAGAGAATATTTTAAAGTTCATCAAAATGAACTATTAGATCAATTAAATCAAACTTTGTTTGATGAAGTTTGGGATAAGTATGCCGCAGGATCTTTAGCTAGTTGGGAAATGGATAGTCTTGGTTTTTATTATCATGATCATCCTTTAACAAATATCGATAAATTATCTTATAATATTGTTCCATATAATCAACAATCAGAGAATCCATTGGTAGAAAGAACTTTTAAACGAAATGGAATTGATATTCCATTATTTAAAACTTTTAGAATTGTTGGAGCGGTTGTTGCAAAAGATGATAACAAATCTTGTATTAGTTTGTTAACTCCTGAAAGTGGAGTTATCACAGTTAAGATGAATAGAGATTATTATGCAAGATTAAATCGACAAATGAGTCAAATTCAACCGGATGGAACAAAGAAGGTAATGGAAAAAGGATGGTTTACCCGTGGAACTTTATTAATGGTAAATGGTTTTAAACGTTCAGGAATGTTCTTTACAAAAGCTTATCGTCATACTAAATCCCATCAATGCTATCGTATTTTTAATATTAAAGAAAATGGTAAAGTAGATATGACTGCTTGGCGATGGGGAGAAGAAGGTAGTGATGAAAGCTAGATATTATATTGGTGATTCTAAAATTCCTTGGTGGGTCAAGAGATTGGCCCACAAAGGGCTTATTAAAAAAATTCGAGAAAATAGCCCTACTACTTATATTTTAACTTATAAAACAAGTTATTTTGATACAAGTAAAAATTATCTTTACGAAGGAGATTTTTTAGAATTAGATTCAGAAACTGGAGCTGTTACAATTGGGTATGAAGATTGAGATTCTGCACTTGCAGAAGAATTTAAAAAAATTAATAGAAATAAATTTATAAAAACTTTAGAAAATTACCTCTAAAAGGAGAAATATGAAACCAATCATTATAGCAATTGCTGGCTCTAGTTGTGCTGGAAAAGATACATTAATGCGGCGACTATACTGAGAATTTTCTCAAATGCCTTATCTTATAATGTTTCCAGACGTTTATTATATTATTAGTACGACAACAAGACCACCACGCAAAAACGAAGAAAATCATAAAGATTATCATTTTATTACAACAGAAAAATTCCAAGAGCTGATAGATAGGAAATGTTTTTTAGAGTATACAGAATTTCGTGGATGAAAATATGGAACAGATTTGCTTAATATTTGTAATAAACCAGATGCCATTAATATTGGTGTCTTTAATTTACAAGGAATTGATAATTTAAATAAACAAGATCAATTTATAATAATTCCTATTTATTTAAAAGTAAATTGAAGAGAACGTTTGCGGCGATCTATTAAAAGAGAAGGAAAATTAACTTTTGAAATGATCCGCCGCATGTTCACTGACTATAAAGATTTTAAACATCCTTATAAAATTTTAGATCAAAGTGGTAATCTCTTATGTTATACAAAAAATTATGATATTAAAGATGTAATGCAAGATATTATGGGTCAAATTAAAAAATATCAAACCTCTTAAATACATCTAGTATTAGATGTTCTATTAACCTACTATATTTTGTATAAGGAGAGTTTTATATGATAACTTTATTTTCTACTGGATGTCCTAAATGTAGAATTTTAGAGCAAAAGTTAAATCAATCTAATATTAATTATACAATTTCAGATGATATACAAGAGGTAATTGATGCTGGTTTTATGGCGGCTCCTGTATTAAAGATTGATGATAAATATTATGATTTTGGGTCCGCGGTAAAATTAGTAAAGGAGCTTTAATATGCAATTTGAGATTCCTCTTGATAAAGATTTTGTAGATAAATTTGAACAGTTAGAAGAAAAATATGGCGAAGAAATGGTTGAATTAAATGGATTTGGCAATAATCATATTGGTTTAACCACATTTATTGATAATTTTATTGATGCTGATACAGTTGCGGACGCTACTATTGATGGTAATGCTAATGTAGGACATAAAGATATTGTAGCCCTTACAAGTGAAATGTCTAAGCCACAGTCAAAACTATTAGCTTTTAATAAAATTTATTATGAAATTAAGAAAAAGTGAAATCGTGGCGTAGCTAATAATTGATTAGAGGCTGAATGAAATGGTAAACTATATTTACACGATGCTGCTTCTTCTACTTATGTCCCGTATTGTTATGCTTACGATATTGAAAATCTAGTTAATAAAGGGCTTTATTTTATTGAAAATTTCAATGGCGAAGCCCCGCAACATTTGACCACTTTCACAGATTTTGTTGGAGAATTTGTTAGTTGGACGAGTAATCGTAGTTCTGGTGCGTGCGGACTACCTAGTTTCTTAATTTATTCTTTCTACTTTTGGAAAAAAGATTGTGAAAATGGCTATGCAATTAATTCACCAGAGTATTATGCACGTCAAGAGTTTCAACGAATTACGTATAAATTAAATCAACCTTACCTTAGAGTAAATCAAAGTGCTTTTACAAACTTCTCTATTTTTGATCATTCTTATCTTGAAGAGCTCTTTGGTGGAAAAACTTATCCAGAAGAGATTACCACTGTTAATGGTGAAAAATCTGATATGATTATTGATTTTATAGATGAAATTATTGAATATGAGAAACTTTTCTTAGAAGTAGTTAGCGAAATTCGTTCTAAAAATATGATGACTTTCCCTGTTCTTTCTATTTCTTTACTCCGCAAAGACGGAAAATTTGTAGATGAAGATTTCGCTCGTTGAGCCTGCAAACATAATATGAAATGAGCAGACAGCAATTTCTTTGTTAGTGATGATATTACATCTCTTTCAAATTGTTGCCGTTTAATTTCAGATGTAAAAAATATGGGATATTTTAATTCAGTTGGCGGAACTGCTCTTGAAGTTGGCAGCGTAAAAGTTAATACAATTAATTTAGCTAGAGTAGCATATTCTTCAAAAGATAATAAAGATGTTTTTAATCAACTTGAAAAAACATTATTTGATTGTCTAGTTGGACTAGATGCGGTGCGTCATATTATTCGCCGCAATATTGAAAAAGGTCTGTTACCTAACTATTCTTATGAATTAATGCATCTTGAAAATCAATATTCTACCATTGGAATAGTAGGATATTTTGAAATGTTACAACATTTTAATATGACTTATGAAGATGAATTTGGTTATACTTATTATACAGATGAAGGATTACATTTCTTAGAAAATGTTTTAGCTTTTATTAATGAGTATAAAGATAATTGGGATAAAGGAGAAGCAGATTGTAAATATAATGTAGAAGCAATTCCTGGGGAACGTGCTGCTGCGGTCTTAATGGAAAAAGATAAACTTCTTTATCCTAATGAGAAATATACTCTTCCTTTATATGGAAACCAATGAATACCATTGGGTATTAAATGCACTCTAGATGAAAAAATTAAATTATCCGCGGCTTTAGACAAAGCTTGTAATGGAGGATCAATTGCACATATTAATATTGAATCTCCTTTTACTAACTTTGAAACAGCTTGAAATATGTTAAATAAAGTTGCAGATGCGGGTGTAGTATATTTTGCTTTCTGTACCAGAATTTCTGCTTGTAAAAATAATCATGGATTCTATGGTGAAATTTGTCCTGAATGCGGCAATCCAAAAGAAACAACCTATCAACGTATCGTTGGTTTCTTAACTCCTGAAAAAACTTATTCTAAAGAACGTAAAGCTGAGTTTAAACGCCGCACTTGGTTTGATTTAAATAGCATGAAAGAAATGTAATGTTATTAAGTGGTTTTGTAGAAGAAAACTTTACAGATTATAAATATCCTACTATGACTATTGGATTTCCAAATTGCACCTTTAAATGCGGCGAATGGTGTCAAAATTATTGCTTAAAAAATTCTAAAAGAATAGAATATCCTATGGTAAAATTAGTAGATAGATATTTAAAAAATGATTTAACACAAGGGATTGTTTGCGCAGGGCTAGAGCCTTTTGATGATTTTAGTGCTTTATATGCCTTAATCGATTGTTTCAGAGCTCGTACAGAAGATGTAATTATTATATATACTGGATATAATAAAGATGAAATTAAATTATACGTTGAGCAACTTCAAAAACGATTCTCTAATATTATTGTAAAATTTGGTAGATTTATTCCTAATTGTGAATCTCATTATGATGAAGTATTAGGGGTAGAATTAAAAAGTCCAAATCAATATGCAGAATACATATGTTAATAAAAAAATAGGGGTAGATAATTAAATATCTACCCCTTATTTTTGTATAAATTTGACAAAGAAAAAATTTTTTGATATAATATTATTAAGAAATATTGAAAGGAGAATAAAAAAATGGCTAATGTAGTCGAAGTAGGCTCTTTATATGAATTAAATAAACAAATTTTAAGTCAACTACCTCCGCAAAGTGATGAAGCTTTGGCTCGTAATTATAATATTATTGGAAGTTGATTTGGTCAAACTCCAAAACGTTGATTTATGTTAATGTGTAAAGAACGATCTGATTTTACAATGTTTCATATCACAGATCATCAATTTACAAAAGCAGTTTTTGAATTACAAGAAGTATTGAAAGAAAGAGGTACTGTTTTAGCTATTCAGTACGTTCATGGTGAAGATGCTTTTGAAATTTGGGTTAAAGATAAAGATGGAGAAGTCTTTATGTTTATGTTATTTGAAGCTTCTTGAATGATAGTAGAAATTTAGAATTATGAATCCTGTATACGAGAAATTAACAGTATTATCTATAGATGGAAGATATTATCTTTGTCAATGTGCTTGTGGAAATATTGTAATTCTTACTCAGGAAGAATTAACAGAAGGATGCGGATCTGCTTGTTCTACATCTCGAGGAGAAGTGTGTGCCGCAGACATATTTAATGAATTAGGTATTAAATATCAAGTACAAAAGAAATTTGATGATTTTGATATGAAATTTGACTTCTATTTACCAGATTATAATATTATTATTGAGTGCGATGGAGCCCAACATTTTCGTAGTATAAATAATGAATGAGATTCTAAGACTCAGCTTCAAGAGACAAGAAATAGAGATGAAGCAAAAATAAAATATTGTAAAGATCATAATCTTACGCTTTTACAGATTCCTTTTTGAGATCATGTTGCTTTATCTTCAGATAATCTACGAAAAATATTAAAGATTGAAGGTGATTAAAATAAAATTTGCAGCAGAAGTAGATCCTATTAATGGAGGATCTCTATTTTCTATAGAAAATGGACAAATGGTAAATTTTAAAGCTTTTAATAATTGTAATGATCTAATTGACGAATTAAAGAAAATTGCAAGCGAACATCAAAAAGAAGAAATTGAGATTGAATTTATAGGAAATGAATCTTATGCGACTCATTTTGCAAAAATGACAGATGATATTAAAAATGTAATTTCTTTTGTGAAAGGATTTTAAAATATGCTAAAAGCACTTTGTAAATCTACCAATGAATATCGAGTTGAGACTAAAGAGGATGCAGATTCTTTACATCAAGAATTAGATAAAATGGCTCAAGATAATGGATGGACATTATCTGCTTGGTCAGAGACTTATCGAACTAAAAAGAGCGGTGGAGAAGTGGTAGAAGAATGGTATGTTTGTAAATATACTATTGTTTTTAACGAAGCTAAGGCGCCTGAGACTTTCGGCGGAGATATAGAGTATCATTTTAATCAAGTTGAAGTAGAAGAAAAAGCTCCTTGGGAGGTTTAAATTATGGAAATGAAAAATACATTAACCATTAAAGTTCATTATCTTCCTGGTTCTCCTAAGATTGAACAAGTTGGTTGAGGTAGTTGGATTGATCTTTATACTTATGAAGATATTACTTTAAGAGCAGGAGAAAGAAAATATATCTCAATGGGGATTGCGATGCAGCTTCCTGTAGGCTATGAGGCTATTTTAGCACCCCGCAGTTCTACCTTTAAACGATACGGTCTTCTTCAAAGTAATAGTATTGGAGTAATTGATTCTACATATAATGGAGACGATGATATTTGGTGTATGCCTGTAGTCGCAACAAAAGATATTTACATTCCAAAAGGAACAAGGATTTGCCAATTTAGAATTCAAGAAGAACAACCTAAGATTATTTTTAAAGAGGTTTCTTCTCTTGGAAACACTGCTCGCGGCGGATTTGGCAGTAGTGGCGTCTAATGATTTATTTAAGTTTAGATCAAAGTTCTAGAATAACTGGTTGAGCAATTTTTAATAATAATAATTTAACTGATTGCGGGCAATTTGCTATAAAAGCAAATAAAACAATGCAAGAGAGATTAAATGATTTTATTTCTGAATTAGAAATTTTAATTATAACTTTTAAACCAGATAAAATTTTTTATGAAGGTATTCAATATCAATCTAATGCGGAAACCTATAAAAAATTAGCTTATATTCAAGCTATGATAATTTTTTGTACAAATGTTTTAGATATTGAAATTAAAGAATTACCTCCATCACATTGAAGAAGTATACTTAAAGATGAATTTAACTGAAATTTTGGAAGAGCTCGAGCAGAGCAGAAACAAAAATCACAAGCTTTTGTAGAAAAATATTTTAATACTATAACTTCAGAAGATACTTGTGATGCAATTTGCTTAGGATATGCGGGAATTATTGAAGAAAATAAGAATAAATCTGCTTTTTAAATAAAAAAAAAAAAAAAAGAGGGGTATACTCAATTAA